CTTTTAAAAGAATTTACAATTGGTCAAAATAAAATGACTGATTCTGATATGTCATATGAATTACTTGAACCGCATACACAAACATTATTGGATGCAGTTAGCTTTATTGGTTCAAAACAAGCGCCAATGTTATTATCAGTGTTTATGGGTGGTGATATGACAAAGCTAATCGATTATCCAAAAGACTTATTAGTTGGTTATGACCCCAATCCTTATCATAGAAATAGAGCACCAGGTAATAGAGGCGATGTTGAAATAGAAGATATGGATTTTATGCAACAACATATGATGCCAACAGTAGAAGAAGATACGGTTGCACCAGAAGATAAACTAAAATGTTTTAACTTTGCTTCATTAGTACAAGGTAAAACTAAAAGATGGTTAAAGCGACAAAATGTAACTGATTGGGATATTGAATTTTTTGGTTCACGTAAAGAAAAACAAAGACGATTACTTGAAGGTGATATGTGTAAAGTATATGCCGAACAATGGGGAAGTCTAATGCCAGGTTATCATCATGCCGGTTCAGGTTGGTGGAGAGCAAGACCATATCAAGTTGCAGATGCTGGTTCTATTCTAATAGGTGAATATGAAGAAATGTTTTTATTATATGGAGACGATGAACTAGCAGCTTTAACGGCAAAAGATTTAGAAATATCTGATATAGATACTCTTACAACATTAGCAAAAAGACAAAAAGATGCTCTATATGAAAGACATCCACTTAATAAAGAGAAACAGCAAAAAGAATTGAAAGTTATATTATGAGAATATTAGTCGTAGGAGCCGGGTTCTCCGGCGCAGTTGTGGCAAGAGAATGTGCTGCAGCAGGTCATTTAGTAAAAGTCATTGATAAAAGAAATCATATTGGTGGTAATGCCTATGATTATATTGATGAGAATGGAATACGTATACACAAATACGGCCCGCATTTATTTCATACAAATAATGAAAAGGTCGTACAATGGCTATCACAATTTACTGAATGGGTTCCTTATCAACATAAAGTAAAAGCACAATTGAATGATGGAACTTATGTCACATTACCAGTAAATAAAGCAACGAAAGAAACTGTAGGAGAAGAAAATGTATTAGATATTTTCTTTCGACCATATACGAAAAAGATGTGGGGTAAAAGTTTAGATGAATTAGACCCATCAATTATAAATCGTGTACCTATAAGAGATGATGATAACGAATTATATTTTCCAAATGATGAATATCAAATGATGCCAAAAAATGGTTACACAGAAATATTTAAAAACATATTAAACCATTCTAATATTGAAGTGGAATGTAATGTAGAATTTCATCAATCAATGGAAAAAGAATATGATTACGTATTTAATTCAATGCCAATTGATATGTATTATAATTATGACTATGGTAAACTTCCATATCGTTCAATTAAGTTCCACAATGTAGTATTACAACAACCGAGAGTTTTACCTACAGCAACAGTAAACTTTACGCACGATGGGCCATATACGAGAGTAACAGAATGGAAAAACATTCCAGCTCATGGGGAAAATGATTATACAACAGTTCTTACTTATGAAGAACCTTGCGACTATAAAGATAACAATTATGAAAGATATTATCCAGTAAAAGACATTGAAGGAACAAATAAAAAAACATATAAGAAATATAAGGAAAGAGTTAATGAAGATAAAATGACTTTTATTGGAAGATGCGGAATGTATGTTTATGTTGATATGCACCAGGCAATTAGTTCTGCTCTAGCAACTTCAAGGAGATTTTTAGGATGAAATACGCTAGTATAGTACCACTTATTGGTGGTGAAACAATTGCAATGGAAAAAGTTTTTGGTAAAAGACCAGAATATATGCTAAGCTACGAAGGATTTCAGTCAAATGATCGACACATCGTAGATCATTATAATAATGAAGTCCCATACCATGTAATGGATTTAAATAAACCTGAAGTATTTGAAAAAGTTGATGTGGTCAATGCAGTATGCCCATGTGCAGGACTTAGTAGTTTATCACCTTCAGCCGGATCAAACAATTCTGCTAACGATTGGATGTCAATATCTGCTAATTATGTCTTAGAACATATGAGACCAAAAGTTTTTTGGGGCGAAAATGCTCCGAGATTAGCAAGTAAAATGGGTGAACCTATTGTAACTAAGTTAAGGAAAATAGCATCAAAGAATGGTTATACATTATCTTTATATAAAACTAAATCAAAGCTTCATGGCTTATCACAAGTAAGAGAAAGATCCTTTTACTTTTTTTGGAAAGGCGATAGAACGCCATTAGTTCGTTATGTAGAAAGACCACACGAAAAAATCGAAGACTTAATTCTTTCAGTTAAAAGACGTGATGATGATCCTATGAATGTTTTAACTAATACTAAAAAGCCAACTGATAATCCATATTACAAATATATTTTAAGTGAAATACATCCAGATATGTCTCATAAAGAATTTGTAGAACAATTGACCAAAACTGAGAGTGTATTGACATATATTGAGAATAATCTAGGTAGAACTACCTCGTACAATAAAGTTGGTGAATGGATGGAAGCTAATGGCTACGTAAAAGAGTCAAAGCAGTGCAAGCGAATGTATGCCAAATTAAAATCGGGTGGTAATATAATGCGTAAAACAACAGAGATACCTAAAGATTATATTGGGGCTTTTGTTGGTCATATGCCAACTAATCTAACGCATCCAGTTGAAGATAGATATTTGACAATTAGAGAATGCTTAGCTATTATGAAAATGCCTGAAGACTTTATATTACAAGGTGGTTTACGCAATTTAAATCATATATGTCAAAACGTACCAGTGACAACAGCCGCTGACATGGCTGAGTCAATAAAACTGTTTTTGGATAATAAATTAGATTCAGTAGATTCTAATTTCGTTATTCAGGATAATAAAGCTAAGCACGAAAATTATGAAAAAAACGGTGTACAATTAACCGATTTCATGTTATAATATATACATTAATTAATAAAAGAGGAAATATGCCAAGTATAAATTTACAAGCTCAACCAAGAAAGTTCAACAAAAATCGAAAGGGTAAACGCGACAATCGCCCGCCTCAAGATATGCCTTTCGAAGTAGGATTGAGAAAGTTCAAAAAAGCTGTAGAAGCTGCAGGTATCTTACAAGATGTTCGCGATAAAGAATTCTATGAGAAACCTACAGCAAAACGCAAGCGTAAAAAGGCCGAAGCAATTTCGCGTCATAAGAGAGAATTGAGAGCTCAAGAGCAAACCCAATTTGGGAGGAGAAAGAAGTAATGTCAGTAATGGATAAATTAAAAAAGAACTCTAGGATTAAATCTACAGAGGTTCTATCAGAGTCAATATTTTTTAGTGATAAAGAAATGACACCAACAGAAGTACCAATGATAAACGTTGCTTTATCCGGAGATCCAGACGGTGGATTAAGTCCTGGTTTGACAGTATTGGCGGGCCCTTCTAAACACTTTAAAACATCATTTGCCTTATTAATGGCAGCTGCATATTTAAAGAAACACGAAGATGCGGTATTACTATTTTATGATTCAGAGTTTGGTTCACCACAATCATACTTTGAATCTTTTGGTATTGATACTAGTAGAGTATTACATACACCAATTACAGATGTAGAGCAGTTAAAATTCGATATAGTAGGGCAATTAGAAAACCTTGATCGTAAAGATAAAGTTATTGTTGTAATCGATTCTATTGGTAACTTAGCCTCTAAGAAAGAATTAGAAGACGCGTTGAATGAAAAATCGGTTGCTGATATGTCACGAGCCAAAGCACTTAAAGGTTTATTCAGGATGGTCACTCCTTATCTGGCTATGAAGAACATTTCTTTACTTGCAGTTAATCATACGTATCAAGAAATAGGTTTGTTTCCTAAAGCAGTTGTATCTGGAGGAACTGGTATTTACTACTCTGCAGATAACATATGGATTATCGGAAGGCAGCAGCAAAAGCAAGGAACCGAAATTAAAGGTTACAACTTTGTGATCAATGTTGAGAAATCAAGGTTTGTAAAAGAGAAGTCTAAGATTCCAATCAGCGTAACTTGGGAAGGTGGTATTGCCCCATACTCTGGATTACTAGATGTAGCGTTGGCTGGTGGTTATGTCCAAAAGCCGAATGTAGGTTGGTACTGCAGAGTTGATATGGAAACAGGAGAACTTGTTCAACCTAAAGTAAGAGAAAAAGATACTTTAGAAGAAGAGTTCTGGAAGCCTACATTTGAAAATACAAACTTTAAAGAGTTCTTAAAGGGTCATTATCAAATAGGTCATAAACCGTTACTAGACATCGAACTCGATATTGAGCAAGAACATGGATAATCATTTTATTACAGTAGAACATCCAGAATCTGATTTTTATGCTATTCAGTTAAATGACAATTCACCATATGAGGGCGTAAGATTTATTTATGGCACCGTATCGATTAAAGAAAGTCCGGAACTGGATATGGCCACACTATCATTTACGTATAACATAAATGATCCAGGTGATTATGACCACGACACGTTGAAAAATGACGAGGCTTTTAATAACTACCTCGGAGATCTATTAACACATATTATTCAAGAAGGGACAACGAAACTTGCAGAACGAAATACCGACACACGTACTAAGTCATCTACTTAATAACGAAGAATATTGTAGACGTGTAATACCATATCTTCAAAAAGAATATTTTGAGGGTGTACATAAAGTAGTATTTGACCTTATTGTAAGCTTTGTAGCGACGCACAACAAATTACCTACTGGTAGAGTGCTAGATATTGAGCTACAAAAAGTGTCAGCACCAGAAGATGTATTAAATCAGTCATCAATGTTAATCAACGAGATCGGTAATAAAACTGATTTAGATACTGATTATCTTATTAATGAAACTGAAAAGTGGTGTAAAGATCGTGCAGTATATCTCGCGATTATGGATTCTATTGGTATTATTGATGGTAAGGATCCGGAAAAAAGTGAAGGTGCTATACCAGAAATACTTTCAACAGCTCTTGGTGTATCATTTGATCAAGCAATTGGCCATGATTACATCGACGATTCATCTGCTCGTTTTGATTTCTATAATAAAACAGAAGAACGTATTCCATGGGATCTTGACTATTTCAACAAAATTACTAAAGGCGGTATACCAAACAAAACGCTAAATGTGTGTTTGGCTGGTACTGGTGTAGGTAAATCTTTGTTTATGTGTCATAACGCAGCATCAGTTTTACAACAAGGTAAGAATGTTCTTTATATTACTATGGAAATGGCTGAAGAAAGAATTGCTGAACGTATTGACGCAAACTTAATGGATCTACCTATTCAACAACTAGAATCATTACCTAAAGATGTATTTTCTGAAAAGATACAAAAGATTGCAACAGGCACAATCGGTAAATTACTGATTAAAGAATATCCAACCGGCGCTGCACATTCTGGTCACTTTAGAGCTTTATTGAATGAATTAAAGCTTAAAAAGAAGTTTACGCCTGATATCATATATATAGACTACCTAAATATATGTTCTTCATCTCGCATGAAAGCTATGGGCGGTAGTATAAATAGTTATACCTACATCAAAGCTATTGCTGAAGAATTACGTGGTTTAGCGATTGAGTTTAATCTGCCAATTATGACAGCAACTCAAACGACTCGATCGGGTTTCAGCAATACTGATGTAGGACTTGAAGATACATCAGAATCTTTTGGCCTCCCTGCTACAGCTGATTTGATGTTTGCATTAATAGCAACTGAAGAATTGGATGAACTTAACCAAGTAATGGTTAAGCAACTTAAAAATAGATATAATGATCCGACTAAATTTAAACGATTTGTAGTTGGCATCGACCGTGCACGTATGAAATTGTACGATGTAGAAGAATCTGCTCAATCTGATATTATGTCAGATATGAGTATCCCCGATAAACCCATCGCAACGTGGGGGGATAAAGAAAATAAAGACACGTTTGCGGAATTTAAAGTATAGGAGAAATATATGTTAGATTGGATGAAATCTAGATTGGTTGAAAGAACCTCGCACGACGGTATTGCGTTGATTGCGGTTTGCGGTTCAGTTGTATTATTCGGCGGCTTGGCTAAAATGTTAGCTTGGGTTGGTTTAGTATATGGTATCTACACCTTGGTAAAGAAAGAGGATTAATTAGTGTTTAAAGTACGTGTTATTTCGTATAGTAAGCCAGCAATTGGCGTTGATTTGAAGGATGATTTATTACAAATGGTCGCATATTGTGCTCGTGTTTCAAATCCAGAAAACCAAAATAATGAAGAAACTGCGGAAAAGTTGGTCAAGTATCTGATTAAACACCAGCACTGGTCACCTTTAGAGATGGCCAGTGTCTGCATGGAAATAGATACAACCAGGGATATCGCTCGGCAAATTCTTAGACATCGGTCTTTTTCGTTTCAAGAATTTAGCCAGCGGTATGCTGATCCTATCAAAGATTTGAGTTTTGTTACTAGAGAAGCTCGAATGCAGGATAATAAGAATCGCCAAAATTCAGTCGTTCTTGGAAGTGATGATCCTATTCATCACATATGGGAATCATATCAAGAAGTGATTATTGAGCGTTGTAAGCACGCTTATGAATGGGCTATTAATGCCGGCATCGCAAAGGAACAGGCTAGAGCAATTCTACCTGAAGGTTTGACAATGTCTCGTATGTATGTCAACGGAACATTAAGATCTTGGATTCATTACATTCAATTGAGAGCGGCAAATGGTACTCAGAAAGAACACCAAGAAATTGCTAAAGCTTGTGCAGAAGCGATATATCAAATATTTCCTTTAGATGATGTTATATAAACGCAATTTAATATAACAAAATAGTCTAAAAAAAGGGTGTACAAAGCGGTAAAACTGTTGTATAATATACCTATATTAAATGATAAGGAAAGCGAAGATGCCAACAACTCAACAACTTCACCATCAGTTTCTAATTGAGCAAACTCAAGAACTCTTGGCTATCATGCAAGAACAATTGCATGCTAAGTATGAGCACGCAAAAAATATCGAGTATTTCTTTGAAGAAGGCAGAAACTATATTAAGTTGCTAAAGCATGATACTGCTCTAGAGAATCCTTCTTCAAGCGTAGTCGGTTTTATTGTCAAAAAATCACCTA